GGGCGGCAGGCCCGCCGCACAGCACCCGACGGGCGGCGCCCGGCCGCCCGTCCCGTCCCATCCTACAGAAGGAGCAGTCCGATGAAGGACATGCACAGCAACATCAAGGTGATCACCGCGATCACCCCGGCCGCGATCGGCACGTCCGGCATTGCCGGCGGCAAGCTCTCGGCCGCCATCGACCGGCGCGGCTACGAGTCCGTGGAATTCGTGTTCAACTACTCGACCGCCGGCGCGTCGACCGACCAGGTCGTGCCGGTCGTTTACGAGGGGGACGCCACCGACGGCGCTTTCACCTCGGTCGCCGATGCCGACCTGCTCGGCACCGAGGCGGCTCATGTGATCTCGGCGGCGGGCGCCGGCAAGATCGGTTACACCGGCGGCAAGAGGTACCTCAAACTTCGCCTCTACGGCATCGGCCATGCGACCGGCACGGTCGGCGCCGTCGCCATCCTCGGCAACCCGCACAGCGGGCCCGTCGCCTGATGGCGAAGCCGAAGAAAACCCCGGCGCCAAAAGCGCCGGGGCATGTCGCCATCGTCGGGCTCGGCCCGTCGTGCTCGGTCTTCTTCGAGCTCACCCGTCGCCTGGGCGGCATTTCCGCCTACTGCGATGAGGTCTGGGGGATCAATGCGATCGGCGACGTGCTGCGCTGCGACCGGATCTTCCACATGGACGACCTCCTGGTGCAGGAGGCTCGCGCGGCAGCGCGCCCCGACAGCAACATCGCCGCGATGGTGCGCTGGCTGAAGTCGCATCCCGGCCCCGTCTACACCTCGCGGATCCGACCGGGCTATCCCGGCCTTATCGAATTCCCGCTCGAGGAGGTGCTCAACGCCCGCCATGACGGCAATGGCGGAGCGCCCTACTTCAATTCGACGGCCGCCTACGCCGTCGCCTTTGCGGTGCATGTCGGCGTGAAGCGGCTTTCGCTCTTCGGCCTCGACTACACGCTGCCGAACGCGCACCACGCCGAGCAGGGCCGCGCCTGCGTCGAATTCTGGCTCGGCATCGCCGCGGCCCGAGGGATCGAGATCATGGTGCCCGAGCAGACATCGCTGCTCGACGCCTGCGCGCCGGCGCAGGAGCGGCTCTACGGCTACGACTGTGTCGACGTGCAGCTGTCCGATCGCGCGGACGGCAAAGTGAAAGTGTCTTTCGTCGACAGGTCCGCGCCGAGCGCCGACGAGATCGAGCGCCGCTATGACCATGCCCGCCATCCCAACCGGCTCATGCAGAAGGAGACCCATCCATGAAGGCCGAAGTCACGAAGGAATTCCGCGGCACGCCCGACAACGCCAACTCCGAGCGCGGCATTGCCGTGGGCGAGGTGATCTATGGCAAGCTTGCCCGCGCCGCCGTCGAAGCCGGCAGCGCCAAGGAGATTGGCGGAGAGCCGAAGGAAAAGGCACCGGCCAAGGACAAGGCCTGATCCATGCTCGCGCCCGTCCGCATCAGCGCCCCTGTGGCGACCCCGGTCTCGGTCTCCGAGGCCAAGGCGCATCTGCGCGTCGACGATACGAACAGCGATACGCTGATCCAGTCGATGATCGACGCGGCCGTGGCGCATCTCGACGGCTGGGCGGGCATTCTCGGGCGCTGCCTGGTGACGCAGTCCTGGCGACAGGACTATCCGGCCTTCGCGTCCCGGCTGCGCCTTCCGCTTGGACCCGTCGCGACGATCTCGTCGATCACCTACTACGACGCGGACAATGCATCGCAGACGCTGGCGAGCGCGGTCTACACCCATCTCACCGACGCGACCGGGACCTACGTGACGCTCAAGCCAGACCAGGAGTGGCCGGCGACCTACCGGCGGCCCGAGGCGGTCAGCATCACCTATGTCGCCGGCACGTCCGCGACCGACGTGCCGGCGGCGATCAAGCAGGCCATCCTTCTCCTCGTCGGAGCCTGGTACGAGAACCGGGAAGAGACGGTGATCGGCACGATCGCCGCGCAGCTGCCCGACAGCGTCGCGGTGCGCGCGCTGCTCGCGCCCTACCGGAAGGTCGGCGTCTGATGCGTGCCGGCAAGCTCGACAGGCGGATCGAGATCCATCGCCTGACCGAGACCGGGCGGACCGCATTCAACGAACCGGTCCTCTCGTGGTCGAAGGTCGCGACCGTATGGGCGCAGCAAAGGCCGGATCGCGGCACCGAGCGCTTTGCCGCCGCCCAGGTGAACGGGGCGGCCGTGCTCAGCTTTCACATCCGCTACCGCGCGGACCTGACCGAGAAGGACCGCATCGTTTACGAGGGGCGGACCTACGAGATCGTCGCGCCGCCGCGGGAGATCGGACGGCGCAGCGTCACCGAGATCGACTGCGTGACGAGGACGAGCTGATGAAGACGACTTTCAAGATCGAGGGGCTGTCAGAGCTCGACAAGGCGCTTGCCGAGCTGCCAAAGGCGACGGGCAAGAACGTCTTGCGCCGGGTGGCGCGCAAGGCGCTGACGCCAGTCGCCGAGCAGATGCGCGACCGGGCGCCGAAATTCGAGGGGCACCTCGCCGAGAGCGCCGGCGTAGGCAGCAAGCTGACGCGGCGTCAGGCATCGATGCACCGCAAGGCATTCAAGGATGACAGGGCGAGCATCGAAATGTTTGCCGGGGTGAACGACCCGGCGGGCGTGCAGCAGGAATTCGGCAACGCGCACAATCCGCCGCAGCCCTTCGCGCGCCCGGCCTGGGACGCGACGAAGGACGGTGTGCTCGCCACGATCAGGGACGATCTCGGAAGCGAGATCGCCAAGGCGGCGAAGCGGCTTGCCAAGAAGCGCGGGAAATAGGGCAAGCGCCACATGGAAGAGACGATCACCGCACTTCTCGCCAGCGTGGCGGGAGGCCGTCGCCACTGGGTGCGCGCGCCGGCTTCGACAGCGCGGCCCTACATCGTCCTCAACAGGATCGCCGGGCGCGCCGACTATACGTTTCAGGGCCCGTCCGGCTACGTCGAGAGCCGCGTGCAGGCGGACATCTATGCCGACACATACGGCGCGGCGAAAGCGACGGCGCGCCAGGTGATCACCTCGCTCTCCGGCAGGCGGACGGGATCGATCCTCGGCATCTTCCTCGACGCGGAGCGCGACCTGCCGGTCGAGGATGCCGGCGCCGTGACGCATCTGTTTCGCGTGTCTCTCGACTTCAACATCCACCACAGCAACGAAGGAAGCTGACATGACCACTGAAGCCAGCCTGGGCTACGGGACGGTGCTCGAAATCGCGCTGGCCTCGGCGCCGACCGTATTCACCTATATCCGCGAGGTCTTCGAGGCCTCGCCTCCGAGCGACACCGACGAGACCGTGCAGGTTACGCATTTCGGCTCGCCGAACAGGACGCATGAGTATGTCCCCGGTTTCACCGACGGCGGCGAGGCGAGCTTCCAGATGAATTACGTGCCCGGCTCGGAGACCGACGTCTTCCTGCTCTCGATCAAGGGCAAGAAGCTCGTCGCACGGCTCACCTTTCCGAACGGAGTGCGCATCGTCTTCAACTGCTCGCGGCAGGGCTACGAGACGAGCGTGCCCAATGCCGAGAAGATGACGGCGACGCTGACGCTGAAGGTCTCGGGCGAGCCGTCGCAGTCCGAGCCGGCGGCGCCGATCAACCTAGTCGCACCCTCGATCACCGGCACGGCCAAGGTCGGGGAAGTGCTGACCGTCGTACCGGGCGAGTGGGCCGGCGCTCAGACGGTCACCTATCAGTGGCAGGGTGACACGTCCGGCAACGGCACCTTCAGTAACATTGGCGGCGAAACGGGCATGACGCTTGTCGTTCCTTCCTCGCAGGAGGGCGACAAGATCCGCGTGGTCGAGACCGCGGCGAACGGCTCGCAGTACACGACCTCGGCCAATTCGTCGGCCACGGCCACGGTCGAGGCGGCATAGGACAAGCGCGATGGCAAATCCGAACAAGGGAGAAGTGTCGCTCGTCGCGGGCGACACGACCTACACGCTCCGCTTCACCACCAACGCGATCTGCGCTCTCGAGGAGCTGCTCGGTGGGCGCACGATCACCCAGATCGGCAACGAGCTGAACAGCACCGAAGGGATGCAGATGGCGACTGCACGTGCGGTCGTCTGGGCCGCGCTGCTCGACCGGCATCCGGACGTTGAGGTGCTCGATGCGGGAGACATCATGACCGTCGCCGGCATCAAGACAGCGCTCGAGGCGGCCGGCCGCGCCTTTCAACTGGCCTTCCCG